ATCGGCAAGGACATGGCCATCAGTGGCGCCTCGCTGGCGACCGGCACCACGCCCCCGGCCACCAACTCGCCCTTCGACAGCTTCACCGGCACGCTCCAAGAGAATGGCTCGCCCATCGCTCTCATTACGGCCATCGACATGAAGATCGAGAACAACCGGACCACGGAGGGCATCGTGGGATCGAAGACCACGCCGGCCGTCTTCGAGGGCAGGTCCAGGATCGCGGGCAAGGTCACGGTGCTCTTCCAGGACGCGGTGATGCTGACCAAGTTCCTCAGTGAGACCCAGTCTTCCATCGACCTCGTGCTGGGAGACCTCAACGGCGTGGATTTCCACCACATCAACCTGCCCCGCGTGAAATACAACACGGGCATGGTGACGAGCCCGAAGGACGGCCCCTGCATCATCGAGATGGGCTACGAAGGTCTCTACGACGCCACCACCACGCTGACGAACATCATCTATCAGCGGTCGAACACCTAGAGCGGCTAGGATTGGGGGGTGGAAACATCCCCCACCTTTTCTCAGGAGTCCGACATGGACAAGCCCCTCTTCGACCTGATGGACCTCGACACCTCGCGCCTTGCGAATGAGGGTGTCGAGGTCCAGCTCTTGCACCCCACGACGCGCGAGCCGTTGCCCGCGTTCATCACCATCCGCGGCATGGACAGCGATGCCTTCCAGGTCATCGACATGCGCCTCGCTGATGCCCGGCTGAAGAACCTCCGGCGCGGTCAGGTTCAGACGGCGCAGGAGCGGCAGCACGAGCGCTGCATGGTGCTCGCCTCCGTCACCATCGGGTGGCGCGGTGTGAGCCTCGACGGCGCAGAGCTGGACTTCTCGGTGGCCAACGCTGAGAAGGTCTACAACCGATTCAAGTGGATCACCGAGCAGCTCGATGAAGCGGTCGCGGATCGCGCTCGTTTTCTGAAGAGCTGACGGAGGAACTGCTCGCCTTTGCCAGTTTTCGTTTCAAGCTGGGAGCGCCTCAAGCGGACGGACAAACCCTTGAGGCGCATCTCCGCCAGTTCCAAGAGCAGACAGGTCAGCCCCACCCGTTCCTTCTCACCGCACCAGAGCTTCCAGATGTCCTAGGGCATCTATGGCAATGGTTCAACGAACTGGACAACGCCCGCTCGGGTAGCGGGTTCGGTCCCAACCCCATCAGCTACTCCGAGATCGCGGCGTGGTCACGGATGACGGGGAGAAGGCCAAGCCCGTTCCAGGTTGAAGTCATCCGAAGGTTGGATGTCACCTACCTCCTCGCTCTCGCAGAGCGAAAACCCTAACTCAGAGCGTGCCTCGTGGCCGATTCCGTTGACCTTGCCAGCCTTGTAGTTTCGGTGGACGCCTCCTCTGCGGTGGAGGCGGCGCCCGCCCTGGACAACCTGACGGCAGCGGCCACGAGGACGGAGGCCGCGACCCGGAAGCTAGATGAGGCCGCGCGGCGCGAATACCAGTCGATGATGGCCTTCGCCGGCATGCACTCCACGGCGAGCGAGCGCATCGACAGTTCCACCAAGGCCTCCGACAAGTTCGAGATGGCCCTCCAGCGGCAGGCCGAGACGCTGGGCATGACGCGGTCGCAGCTGGCCGCCTACAACGCCGCTCACATCGAGGGCGTTGACATGCAGTTCGCCCAGAAATACATCGACCAGATGAAGGCGGCGGAGAGCGAAACCGGCGGCATCGTGGACCGGATGCAGGGCCGCTTCCAGACCATGGCACTCCGCTCGGGCCTGCACTTCGTCGTCATCACTGTGGCCATCATGGGTGTTGTGTCCGCGTTCAAGGACATGCTCACCTACAGCGACCGCGTCATCGCGTTCAACGACAAGCTCGTGGAGTTCGACGCCAAGGCCGCCATCGGCGCAGCCAAGGTGGCGCAGGAGATCGAGAAGGAAAATCAGGCCATCAAGGATGGCTACAAGACCCACGAGGAATCCGTCAACGCTCATAGCCGCGTGCTCGCGCTCCGTGACGAGCTGCTGGCGCAAGGCCCCGAGTATCGGAAGGCGCTGGCCAATGAAAACATGAGCTGGCAGGACATCCTCACCACGCTCAAGGCTATCAATGCCGAGAAGCTGAAGAGCGTGAACGATCAGATTGCCACCATGGAGAAGAATCACACCGAGCAGGTGACGCCCGGCTTCTTCACCAAGGCTGGGGACCTCATCAAGGCCAACATCGCAGGCGCGGGAAGGCTGGGCGGTGCGTCCCAGCGATACGACGAGGAGATCGACCTCAAGACAAAAGAAAACGAGATGAAGTATCAAACGGAGCTGAACAAGCTCTACAAGGACAAGGCGGATCTCGAAAAGGATTACCACGAGAAGGACCCGCCCGCGAAGAAGGCCCACAACGACGCGCTCAAGGAAGAGATCACCTACGAGCGCGAGCTGGCCACCTTGCAGAAGGATGGCCTCGCGCTGATGGATAAAAAGACCATCGCCCAGAAAGAGATCGAGGAGCTTGCCGCGCTGGACCTGAAATACCGGGATCAGGCGCAACGCTATGACAACGAGGTGAAGCAGGGCTCGCTCACCAAGGCGCAGGGCGATTCCCTGAAGATCGACTCCATCGAGCAGTATCAGGCCCGTGCCCAGCAGGTCCGCGAGAAGTATGCCCAGGAGCAGGTGACGCTCCAGGAGAAGGTCAATCACGATGTGGGCGCCCTCGAAGAGCTGAGCTACGCGCAGAAGCGCGAGAAGATGGTGCAGGCCTTTGAGAAGGACAAGAAGGAAGTCGCTGACGAGAATGCTTCCATCGCCAAGCTGAAGGCGCAGGGCAAGGACACGGGCCTCACGGCCATGCAGGCGCCTGACCAGGGAGCCTTCGACGCCTACCTCTCGGCCTTCGACGCCCGCGAGCGCGAGTCCGCAGCCGACCGAATGATTACTGGCCTCAAGACCATCGAGAAGGAAAAGGGCGTGGCCCTCGACTTCACAGAGCAGATCGCCAGCCTCGACGCCGTGGCGAAGAAGCTGGGCATTGATGTGCCGGGCGCCGCGGATCTCGCCAAGCAGAAGCTCGAAGACCTCCAGGCCCGGCAGGCGGATGGCTGGGCAGGAGCGGCCGCCGCGCTCAAGGACTTCTCCATCAAGAGCCAGGACCAGTTCGACAAGCTGAAGGGCTACTCGTCCAGCTGGATCAAGACCTTCGAGGACGACATCGTGCAGCTCTGCATGACGGGCAAGACGAACTGGAAGGGCCTAGTGGACGCGATGATCGCCGACATGATCCGGTTCAACCTGGAGAAGAATGTCATTGGGCCGGCCTCCAACTGGCTCTCTGGTGTGGTCTCGGCAGCGGGCAGCTACTTCGCGGGTGGTGCTTCTGGTGGCTCCTCTGGAGCGGACGCGGGTTACAGCTCGCTGGGCTCGGGCAATTACTCCGACTACTCCGGGCTCGCCGGCGGTGCCAGCAAGGTGCCCCAGTCGCGCGGCGGCAGCAGCGGCGCTCAGAACATCTCCATCTCCGTGAATGTGGACGCCTCTGGCCAGCAGCAGTCGCAAGCCACGGGTGGCGCGGGTGGATCGTCCACCGGCCCGGACAGCAAGGACGCAGCCGCCAAGATCGGCAAGATGATCGCGGATGGAGCCTATGCCGTGATCGTCCGCGAGATGCGCGTCAACGGCGTCCTCAACCGCGGCATCAAGGGGTAGACCATGGCCACCGGACTCTTCACGCTCCCCTTTAATCCGAGCTACAGCATCAACCTCGACGAGGCGCCCCGCACCCGCACGGCGGAATACGGCGAGGGCTATGTGCAGCGCTCCGGCGATGGTCTCAACTCCATCCAGCAGATGTGGAGCGGCGAGTTTGGCCAGCGCAACGACCAGGACGCGCTCGACCTGCTGGCCTTCTTCCGCATGCTGGGCGGCGTGACGCCCTTCTACTGGGTGGTGCCCAGCTCGGCCTATTCCGTCACCAGCTCGGGCTTCGGTATCGGCGACGGAGTGAGGACCAACTTCCAGCTCTGGAGGCCCGGCATCACGGGCCCAGCGGGCGTCATCTCAGACTGGTCCGGCGCATGGCCGCTCTACACCACGCAGCGGACGAATTACCTCCTCTGGTCGCAAGACTTCACCAACGCGGCGTGGTTGAAGATCGGCGGCGGCACAGGCTCGCTGCCTGTGGTCACTGGCAACTACGGCTATGCGCCTGACGGCACGCTCACCGCTGACCGTATCCAGTTCGCGCTGGGCGCAGGCAACACCATCAACGATTACTGCCTTGTCCGGCAGTCGCTGGCAGCCACCGCACCCACGGGCGCGATGGCGGGCGCCCGTTCCTTCTGGGTGAAGTCCAACACGGGCACCACGCAGTATGTGGAGATCCATACCGCATCGAGTGAATCCGCCGAGTTCGCCATCGGCACCACTTGGCAGCAAATCTTCTTCAATGAGGTGCAGCCATTCGCCGTCTATGCCGGCATCGGCAAGCGCGGCACCACCTCGCTCACGACGCCCAACGCCGACATCCTCGTATGGCAGGCCCAGTGTGAGACGGCTGCCGCGCCCACGCGGCCCATCGTCACCACCTCGGCCATCGTGACGGTCCAGCCCACCTACTCCGTGGCGGGCGGCTTCGGCATCTCTAACTACCTTGCCGCGCCGCCCACGATCTACCAGCAGGACTGGGAGGGCACGCAGCAGCTCTATCCCACGCTTCGCACAAACTGGCTCACCTACAGCGACCAGTTCGACAACGCGGCCTGGACGAAGTATGGCGGCCAAGTCCTGGTGCAGGCGGCATCGGGTCCATCGACCCAGCAGGCCAGCTTCATCCAGGAGGACACCAGCACGGGCAATCACGGGCTGGCGCAGACCATTGCCGGGCTACCAGATAACGCGGTCATCTCCGCCTACTGGGATCTCAAGAAAGGCACCCGCACCTTGGCGGGTGTGTTCGTGAGGACCAAGGCCAACAACTTCCCCACGGCCGTCTTCGACCTCAACGCGGGCACCATCTCATCCTCTGGTGGCACTTCATTCATCTCCGCCAGCATCACGCCGATGCCAAACGGCTTCTATCGCTGCCAGATCACAGCCAATGTGCAGTCGGGTGCGACGGTCCCCACCATGGAGGTTTACTCCGAAGTGGCGGCGGGCACATCGTCCCGTGTGGGTGATGGCGCCAGTGGCCTCTACGCCAGCGAGGCGCAATACGAGGTGAACCCCACCAGCACCTCCTACATCCAATCGCTTGGCACGGCGGGCACCTCCACGGACTACTCCGTGAACAACACAGGGCTCGTGACCGTCGCCAGCTCTGCCGCACCCATCGTTGCGGCCTTCCTTGGAACGGGCAACGGCAGCACGGCGATCTATACGATCACCACGCCGAACGGAACGACGCCCACTTCTGTCCGCGTCTTCAGGAACGACTGGCAGGGCAATCAGCTGATGTATCCCACGGCGCGGACCAACATGATCTTGCAGTCGGCCGATGTGTCCAATGGCTCGTGGGGGAAGGTGAGGCTCACGGCAACCGGGGCTTCCATCGTTGCCCCAGACGGAACGACGACTGGCTCGAAGCTGGTGGAGGACGCAACGGCAAGCGCTTCGAGATACTGCAACACCTCCGCGTGGACAGCCACGGCGCAGCCCTACACCTTCTCCATCTTCATGAAGGCCGGCACGCGCACCATCGGATGGCTCAGTCTCGATGGCACCAATGCGGTGTGGTTCGACCTTTCCGGTGGAACCGTCACCTCACAGAACGCCGGATGTGTCGGGACCATCAAATCGGTTGGGAGCGGTTGGTATAAATGCACCATCACTCAGCTTCAGACATCGGGCGCCAAGAATGCGCTCGTCGGGCCTGCCGCCGTCTCTGGAAGCTATGTCTACACGGGTGACGGCGCGAGCTACCTCTACACCTGGGGCGGGCAGGTTGAGGCTGGCCCACTCTCGACCTCCTACTTGGCCACGACCACCGTAGCGGCCACCATCACGGACTACACCCTCGCGGGCTCGACCGTCACCTTCTACACCTACCCGCTCACGGGCGCGGCGCTCACCTGGAGCGGCTACTACACCTCCGCGTTGTCTGCTGGCGTGCAGCTCCTCTGGACGGGCTCCGGCTCGGTGCGGAAGCAGTTTGTGGCCGTGGCATGGAAGCGTGGTTTCGATGACTTCAACCGCAACAAGGTCACGGCCCAGCTCCGCGAGGACTTCTCATGAATCAAGTCCTCACTGACATCCAGAAGCTCTCGCCGGGCAGCCTCGTCATCATGTATGTGATCGACGCAAGCTCGATTCCCGGTGGTGGGCTCAACTACTTCCACCCTGGCACCAACGGCGTGCAGGGCTCGGTGGTGTGGCAGGGCACGACCTACCTGCCCTTCCCCATGGAGATCACTGGCTTTGACGCCACCACCAACGGCACGCCTCCGCGTCCGACTGCCACGGTGGCCAATGTGAATGGGCTCATCAGCTCGCTCATGCTTGCGCTCGGCGACATGGTCGGCGCGAAGGTGACGAGGAAGCGGACCTTCGTGAAATACCTCGACGCCGTGAACTTCCCGGATCAGGTGAACCCAACGGCCGATCCGACCAGCGCATTCCAGGACGAGACCTTCTATGTCCTGCGGAAGCAGTCGGAGGACAATCAGGCCGTGGTGTTCGAGCTGGGCACGGCGCTCGATCTCGAAGGCGAGCTGCTTCCCGGCCGCCAGATCGTCGCCAACATCTGCTGGTGGCAATACCGGGATGGCCAGTGTCCCTATGTCGGCGGCGCGGTGGCCACCAACCTCGATGTGCCCACCGGCCTCATGGCCAACGACGACTGCTCCAAGACCATCGCAGGATGCAGGCTGCGCTTCCCGGCGCCGGCCACGCTCCCCTTCGGCAGCTTCCCAGGCGCGGGCGTAATCATATGATCGACTTCTCTCAGAACCCCGACCTCATCCTGGCCATCCAGGAGCACGCCCAGCGGGATCTTCCGCGCGAGAGCTGCGGCCTCATCCAGGTCCACAAGGGCCGGATGGTCTATGTGCCCTGCGGCAACGCGGCGGAGGGCCTTGGGCACTTCGAGATAGCCCACATGGAGATGCAGGAGGCCGAGGACCGCGGCGAGGTGCTGGCCATCGTGCACAGCCACCCCTACGCCTCGCCCGAGCCATCGGACGCGGATAGGGTGGGCTGCGAGCTTTCCGGCCTGCTGTGGGTCATCGTGAACGCGCCCGTGGGCCACTTCCTCCAGATTGAGCCCAGCGGGTGGGAGGCTCCCCTCATCGGCCGCCAGTTCCACCACGGCGTGCTGGACTGCTTCACGCTCATCAAGGACTGGTATCTGCGCGAGCGTGGCATCGAGCTGCCGGACTTCGAGCGCGAAGACGACTGGTGGAACAAGGGCCAGGATCTCTACAAGGACAACTTCGCCAAGGCGGGCTTCCATCAGGTGCCCGCCGAGGACATGCAGCCCGGCGATGTGATCCTCATGCACCACAATGCCCATGTGATGAATCACGGCGCCGTCTACCTGGGCGACGGGATGATTCTGCACCACCTCTCCGGCCGCCTCAGCAGCCGGGATCTCTACGGGCCTTACTTCCAAAAGATCACCGAGAAGATCGTCCGCCATGGGGTGCCCGATGCTCACTGAAGTCCGCCTCTACGGTTCACTGGGCAAGCGGTTCGGCCGCGTCCACAAGTTCGACATCGAGACGCCTGCCGAGGCCATGCGGGCGCTCTTCGCCAATTGCAAGGGCATGAAGGAATGGTTCGCTGACCGGCAGAAGTCCGGCTTCCGCGTCTATGTGGGCGAGAAGAGCAAGACGGCCGCGAGCATCGGCGCTGACGAGCTGGGCATCACCCACACCGGCAAGACCATCTCCATCACGCCTGCGGTCGGTGGCGCCAAGGCTGGCTTCGGTCAGGTCATCCTCGGCGTGGTGCTCATCGTGGTGGGCGTCATCATCAACTACTACACGGGCGGCACAGCGGGCAACTTCTTCATCTCCATGGGTGTCTCGCTGGTTATCGGCGGCATCTCGCGGATGCTCTTCACGCCACCGGACACGCAGAACAACAAGCCGACCGACACGCCGAACTACACCTTCTCCGGCCCCGTGAATACGGTGAGCCAGGGACACCCGGTGCCCGTGGGCTACGGCCGTCTCAGGGTCGGTGGCGCGGTCATCTCGGCGGGCATCCGTAGCGAGGATTATGCGACCGGCGGCGGCGGCGGCGGCTTCGGCGGCGGTGGCGGTTGCCCCACGCTCGACACACTCATCGACCTCACGGCAACCTCGCAGATTCAGGCCGAGCACCTCAAGCCCGGCATGATGGTCTACACGCAGCACCAGGACACGCTTCTCTGGGACTTCTACTCCGTGGAGTCCATCGGCTTCCACCGGGCCGAATGCTACAAGCTCATCCTTGAAGACGGCCGCAAGCTGGTGGCCACCTGGAATCACCGCGTCCTGCTGGGCGATCCCACGCTGGGCCTCACGCGCTGGGAGGAGCTGCACAAGCTCCAGGCGGGAGACATTGTCCTCGGCCGAGAGTCGGGCGTCGTGAAAAGCAGCGAATACGATGGCGAGCATCTAGTCGCTCGGATCATGGTGGAGGGAGCACGCACCTATCAGGCCTCGGGCTTCACCAGCCACAACATCAAGCAATTCCAGAATGTGGACGGGTGATGCGATGACCGAGAAGCTGAAGAGCATCAGGGGTGCAGGTGGCAAGAGCGATGGCTCTGGCAGCAACACCCCGTCCGAATCTCCGAACACGCTGAGGGCCACCGCTCGCGCGGCCGTGCTGGATCTCGTCTGCGAAGGCCCCATCGAAGGCCCGGTGTCGCCCGGCGACCTCACTTGGGTCTATCTGGACGGCGTGCCACTCCAGAACAAAAACCTGAGCTACAACTTCAAGAACATCTCCGTCATCTGGAACCTCGGAACGCAGACGCAGAGCCTCATCAAGGGCTTCCCGGATGTGGAGTCCGCCTTCTCGGTGAACACCCAAGTCCTCAACTCCACGCCCATCATCCGCACAGTCACAGACCCGAATGCCACCGCCGTCCGCGTCACACTCGGCATCCCGGTTCTGTCCTCCATTGACACCTCATCTGGGAACATCTCGGGCACGCATGTTGACTACGCCATCGACCTCCAGGCCAACGGCGGCGGCTACTCGCAGGTCTACCTCTCGGGCGTCTCCGGCAAGACCACCACGCTCTTCGAGTTCGGCATCCGCATCGAGCTGACGGGCACGCCGCCATGGGACATTCGGGTGCGCCGCATCACGCCGGACAACGGATCCTCCACGCTGAACAACGCGACCTACTGGGATAGCTACACCGTCATTTACGACGAGTCCTATACCTATCCCAACTCCGCCATGGTCGGCGTGAATGTGGACGCCACCCAGTTCAGCAATGTGCCCAGCCGCGCCTACGATCTCCGGCTGCTCAAGGTGCAGGTGCCCACGAACTACGACCCCATCAACCGGACCTACACCGGCGTCTGGGACGGCACCTTCAAGATCGCCTGGACCGACAACCCAGCGTGGTGCTTCTACGACATGGCCACGAATGCCCGCTACGGCGCGGGCAAGCGCATCACGCCCGCGATGATGGACAAGTGGGGCCTCTACACCATCAGCCAGTATTGCGACGGCTTCCTGCCCACCGGCCGCGCGAAGCGGGCCACCGTCACCACAGGCGCCATCTCTCTCACCACCAGCAGCACCACGCAGACCTACACCCGGACCACTGGCAGCTTCGTCACGGACGGTTTTGCCGTGGGCGACGAGGTGGGCATCACCGGCTTTGTAAACGCGGTGAACAACGGACGCGGCGTGCTCACGGCCGTATCGGCGCTGGTGCTCACGGTGGACAACTACCAGAAGGCACTCATCACGGAGGGCCCGGTCGCAGGCGTGGTGATCCAGACGCAGGCGCCAACGGAGCCCCGCTTCACCTGCAACGCCTACTTCCAGACCCAGGCCGACGCCTTCCGCGTGCTGGCCAACCTCGCCTCGGTGTTCCGCGGAATGCTCTACTGGCTCTCCGTGCTCAGCGTGGTGCAGGACTCACCGGCCACGGCCGCAGCCATCTTCAACAAGGCGAACATCCGCAACGGCCGGTTCACCTACATGGGCAGCTCCATTCAGGTGCGACACACCGTCTGCCTCGTCACCTGGAACGATCCGACCGATGCCTACCTGCCCAAGGTGGAGTATGTGGAGGACAAGGCCGGCATCACCCGCTACGGCATCCGCTCCATCCAGATCGTAGCCATCGGCTGCACCAGCCAGAGCCAAGCCCGCCGTGTCGGCCTCTGGGCGCTCATCAGCGAGCGCACCGAGACGGAGATGGTGCAGTTCCAGACCGGGCTCGAAGGCGTGGCTGGCACAGCGCTGGTGCCGGGCGAGATCATCAAGATCCAGGACTCCGACCGCGCAGGCAGGATCATGGGCGGCCGCGTCATCTCCGCCACCACCTCGCAAATAACGCTCGACCGCGATGTGACCATCGAGCTTGGGAAGACCTACACCCTGCTCTGCATGATGCCGGACGGCACGCTTCAGGAGCATCCCGTCATCACGCCGAACAGCACCACCAGCACGCTCACGGTGAGCCCGGCCTACACACTGGCTCCCCAGAACATGGCCATGTGGACCCTTAGCGCGAACGACCTCACGCCCCAGAGCTTCCGCGTGGTGGGCATCGCCGAGAAGATGGATCAGGCCACCCTCTACTACGAGATCACCGCCGTAGCGCACAACGACTCGAAGTTCGCAACCGTGGAGCTGGGTGCGCCGCTGGTGCCCGCGAAGATCAGCAGCCTTCCCTTCAACGCGGCCCCCACCGGCTTGGTGATTGGCGAGGAGCTGTATCTCAAGTCCGGCACGCTCTACTCGAAGCTCACGATGACCTGGGCGCAGCCAGTGGGCGCCACGAGCTACCTCATCGAATACCGGGCGAACAATGGCCAGTGGCAGAAGCTCCCACCCGACCTGCACAACTACGCCGAGGTGTTCGATGTGGTGCTGGGTGCCTACGATGTCCGCGTGCAAGCGGTCTACCAGACGGGCGTTTCGCCGGCCGTGACCGGCAGCTACACCGTGCTGGGCAAGAACGCGCCGCCCACCAATGTCTCGAACTTCGCGGCCACCTGGAGCGCTCAGGGCCTCACGCTTTCCTGGTCCGCGATCCCCGACCTCGATCTCTCGCACTACGAGATCCGGCAGGGCGCCAGCTGGGCAGCCGGGACGCCGATTGAGGGCGTGCAGACGGCAGGCACGGGCACAGCGGTCTCTGCGACCTCCTACCAGTGGCGGGTGCCCACGCTGCCGCCTCCGCAGCTCTGGATCGCAGCCTTGGACACCACGGGCCATTACTCCACGGCGCCAGCGACCATCACGCCCACCAACCCGTCCTCCACCTTCTCGGTTCTTACCTTCTCCATCTCCACGACGAGGCCCTGATGACCATTCAACGGATCGCGGTGGGCGGCGGCGATGGCGGCGATGGCGGCGGGGCTTCCTCCGTCTACTACGCCAACTGCCAGTGGACGCTGGTGCAGGGCACGCCATCGAGCATCGTGCTGGGCTACGACATCGCCGTTTACCAGGGCAGCAATCCAGACGACGCGACGGCTTGGCTCGGTGGAAGGCTCTACCGTGTGCCGCCTGCTTCGACGCAGCTCGTCCTCACGCCCGACTACCCTGTAGGCTCGCGGCTCAACCCCTACAAGTTCGCCATCAGGGATGTCTTCCCTTGGGGAACAGGGCCATGGACGCAATACGGGTCCACGAGCACGGCCACAGAGCCCGTCTATCCCATCGCGGGCGCCACGGACAACCTCATCCCCAACGCCACCAGCGAGCGCGGCCTCAACCGCATGGGCTACGACTCCATCCTGGTGGTGAACGACGCGCCCAACTCCTACAACGGGTCCTGGTGCCGCAAGCTCGATAGCTCCGCCACCAACAGCACACTCATCTCTCCCATCCTGCCGTGCGTCTACGGCGACCAGTTCAGCTTCGAGTGCCAAGTTAAAGGCACCTCCGCCACGCCACAGCTCCAGCTGGTGCTGACCTTCTTCGACACCACGGGCGCCTCACTGGGCACCGCGGCAACCGTGGCCTATGCGGGCAGCACGAGCTACCAGCGGCTCTTCGTGCAGGGCCTCACGCCCGTTGGCGCCGTGTCTGTCCAGGCCAGCGTGAACGCCTCTGTCACCAGCGCCGCGAGCTTCCTCTACTTCGACAACCTGAGCCTCCGCCGCTCTGTGAAGTTCAGCCACATGGAAGCGGATGCAGGCTTCCGTGGCAAGAACGCGGTGAAAAACTCCGGCACCAGCACCTCGGACATGACTTGGTATGGCGGCTCCAACGACCCCAACACCAACGGCGGAGCGCCCATCCTGGTGGACAAGCTCTGGACCTTGGATGGCACCTATGCGGTGGGGCAGCGGATCGTGGCTGGTTCCAGCGCATCGGTCCCAACCTACGGCACGGGCATCTATGTTTACATCTGCACGGCCGCTGGCGTTGGAATGACGACAGCCCTCAATGGTGCTGGCGCATGGTCAAGCGCTACAACCTACGCAATCGGCAACACCGTGAAGTATACGGATAACCACAGCTACACTTCGCTTGCGTCGGGAAACCTAAACAACACCCCGGCCATTGGTGGCACCAGCAAGTGGCAGGACAACGGAAATGTCTTCGGGCCCCAGGGCACCGATCCCGTGAACGCTGTTCTCGATAATGCTGCCCAGTGGAAGTGCATTGGATGGATGTTCGGCAACACCTCGGCCGCTGGCTGCATGCCATGGGCCCGCTCCACGGCCTACGCGGTGGGTGCGCTCGTCTGCGCCGACCCCGTGACGGCCGCCGCCTACGATGCCGGGATGTCGAAGCTCTACGGCCCCGATCCCTACATCACATCTCCCTTTGATCCAGTCGGACTCGGCACTTCGAGCTATGCAGGCAAGCGGATCTACCGCTGCATCACGGCAGGCACAAGCTTGGGCTCCGGCGCCGGTCCCACCGGCACGGGCGCCAGCATCTCGGACAACACGGCGACCTGGGCCTACTTCGGCGAGAACACAGGCCCGGAGAATCGGCTCCAGCTCTGGGGCGGCCATGCGACCTACGGCAGCACGCAGGGCTTCGCCGACATGGAGTTCCGCATCATCCCGAAGACCAATGCAGACAACCTCGACGCGCTGACGCACATCTTGGTGGAACCCCGTGATTCACTCGGCCACACGCTGGGCCGCTCGGATGGAGCATCCTTCGGCGAGGTGGCCATCGGGTTGCCCTTCACCCGCGCCTATGGCAACCCCGGAACGCCGGGCTCGGCGCAGAACCGCATCCGCCTTCACCACGCCTTCCAAAGCAATCAAAGCCTCATCTTCGTGAACGCCTCGCCCTTCGGCGTGGACATGAAGCTCCGCTGCCGCGTCTTCAATGTCTATGGATGCAGCGATGCCCAGGACTTCGTGAAGTGGAACAATCAGAACCTCGCGCCGTGCCCCTACTCACTCGTCTCCGGCACGCTGGCGGGTGGCGCACCTCCAGGTGGTGGTGGTGGTGGCGGCGGCGGCGGTTGCCCCGAGGAGAATGTGCTCGTCGATCTCATGGTGCAGCAGCCGGACGGCTCGTGGCTGCCCTCCCAGAAGCGGGCAGGTGATCTTGTGGCCGGCGACATCGTCTGGACCATCGACGCGGCCACGGGCACCATTGGCCACTGGCCCATCACCGATGCCGTGCTCGAAGCCGCCACCGACCTCTGGAAGGTGACGATGGTAGAGGACGGGATGCCATCCAACCTCGTGTTTAAGAACAGGCACCGCTTCCGCACGCCCAATGGGTGGATCGAGATTCAAGACCTGCGGAGTGGAGACACGATCCTTGGAACAACCGGAGGGACAGTCCTCTCCGTCACGCCCGCGCCGGATGCTAATGTGGTCCGCATCACCGTGGACATGGCCCACACCTACCAGACCAGCGGACTTCTCTCCTCCAACATCAAGCCCAACTGAGCGTGGACCATGCCCGACTTCATCACGATAGGGAAAATCGCAGGCGCGATCACCGCGCTCATCGGCCTGTTGGTGATGATGCTCCACGGTCTGAAGCGGCTCCGTGTCGGCATCAAGAAACTCATCGACGCGCTGGAGAAGCTGGACCTCATCAAGAAGGAAGTCACACCCAACGGCGGCGGATCCATGAAGGACTTGCTTGCCGCGCAGGCCAAGCTCCAGCAGAAAGTGTCCTCCGACATCTCCGGCATGAAGGACCAGCTCGACGCCATGTCACTCCGACAGCGGCTCACGCATGACGCATCTGGCGTGGGCAGCTTTGAGGCCTCGCCCTCTGGCCTCTGGACCTTCGCCAGCCCAACCCATTGCCGCACCGTGGGCATGGCGCTGGAGGATCTCCTAGGCATGGGCTGGCTCAACACCATCTGCACCGAGGACCGCGAGGCCGTGCGGGAGGAGTGGCAGAGCTGCTTTGAGGATGTCAGGGCCTTCGACAAGGAAGTGTGCGTGGCAGCGCCAGACGGCGGCTGCTTCGCCTCCAAGATGATCGTCAGACCACTCCGCGGCGCGGATGGCTCCGTGAGGCTCTGGCAAGGCCTCATCACCTACAACCGCCGCGCCTGTGACATCCACGGCACGGCCCCCATGAGAAGGGCTGGCCATGGCGACAATTGACCTCGCACTCCCATTCACGCTGCCCTTCGAGGGCGGCTTCACCAACAACCCGAACGATCCTGGTGGTGCCACCTACGCGGGCATCACGCTGGAGACGCTCCGCCGTCACCACGGCGACATCGACCACGATGGCGTCATCGACGAGAACGACATCAAGCTCCTCCAGCAGCACGCCGAGATGGTGGAGCAGATTTACCGCGAGGACTACTGGCCCTCCGAATACGACCAACTCGTGAACCAACCGGTGGCCACCAAGCTCTTCGACTGCGGCGTGAACATGGGCCTTCTCACAGCGGGGACGCTCGCGCAGAAGGAGGTGGCAGCCCTCGGCGGCAGAGTCTCCATTGACGGCCATGTGGGGATGCTGACCGTGATCGCCATGAACAACTGCGATCCCGTCAAGTTCCTCTTCGGTTTCGCGCAGCAGATGGGAGACCACTACTGGAACATCGTGAAGTCGCAGATCCAGGCCCGCGCCGTAACGCCCTTCAACGACAAGCCAGCGCTCGGCTGGAACGCGCAGCAGCAGGCGGCCGCGCTCGATGCCATCTCTCGCCGCGACCAAGCCCATCTAGGGCAGGTGCTCCATTCCCTCTCACCGGCCGCGAAGCCCGGCCTCGCTGTCTTCATGCCCGGCTGGCTTCGCCGGGCCAACGCCATTCCCCAGGAGTCCTGATGCTCTTCCTAGAAAAGCTCTTCACCTACATCAACCTCAAGGTGCCTCACGACAAGGCCCTCCACTTCATGGCGGGCGTGCTCATGGCGCTCTGTCTCGCCTGGGCTCCCTTCTGGTTCAGCTGCGCCGTCATCGTCGTCGTGGCCACCTTCAAGGAAATCTACGACGCCTTCTTCCCCCAGATCCACTCCTGCGAGGCCATGGACATCGTGTGGACCATCGCGGGCGCGGTGCCCATCTGGCTGGTGAAGCTGTGAACTGCAAGGCGGTCCTCACCTTCCTGGCGGGCACGGTCGCCGATCCCAACACCAAGCGGTCGGTCGCCTTCTATGTGGCGCTGGCGCTGCTGGGCGCCGATGGCTGGCGCCGGGGCTTCGACATCCCGCACATCGTCGGGCTCCTGGCCATGGCCGGTCTCGTGGTGCTCGATGGCGCCGCGCTCAAGCCCATGCTCGCCGGCACTCCTCCCGATCTTCCTCCACCCGCGCCGCCGAGCTAGCCATGCCTGAGCTGCATCACCACGCCGACCCTCTGGAGAATCTCTCTCTCTTTGAGGGTCGGTGCCGTGTGTGTGAGCGCAACATCCTTGAGAGCACCGTCGAAGAACGCGATACCGCCTGGGTGGATTGCCCATGCGGCCACAACTTCGAGATCACCAACCTTTGGAGGTGGCATTGAACCGTCAGCAGATCGTCGAATGGATCGTGGTCCCGGTGCTCGCGGGCTGTCTCGCCTACTCGGGCCTCGCCTACTATCAGAAGCACCAGACCGCCAAGGCGCTTGAGCAGTCCCTCCAGCAGGAGCGGGATTCCCAACAGCACGCGCTGGCGGCCGACACCGCCAAGGCCACGGCCGACCAGCTCCAGGCGAACCTCACCGCCATGGCCGCCGATGTCCAGGCCATGCGGGACCAGCTGGCCAACCTGCCCAAGGACCCCGGCCCGGCCAAGCGGCCGCCCCAGGATCTCCGGGGCGTGGCCCAGGGGCTCCATGACATGGGGCTCCAGCCGCGGGTCGAGCCAGACGCCATCGAGCTCACGCTGGGCGATGCAGGCACGGCCTGGACATGGGGACAGGAGGCGAAGCGGGTGCCCATCCTCCTCGACCGGCTGGCGGCCACCCAGGGCCTCGCCACAGGCCTCCAAAAGCAGGCGGACCAAGCTCAGGCCGTCGCTGCCGCCAGGAGCCTTCAGGCCGACCAGGAGGCCCAGGCCTTGGCCAGTGAGCAGCAGGCCGTGGGCGCCCTCAAAGTGGCGTCTGCCTCCCAGGCCCGGCAGCTCAAGCTCGCCCAGCTCCCCTGGGCGGTTGGCGTCTCCTACAGCCCCACCCAGGCCACATGGGGAGCCTGGGGTGAGCGGGACCTAAGCCTTCTGCGGTTCCAGGCAACCGTGATACAGATTCGGGCCCCGTCCGAGGCTGGCGCTGGCCGGACTCTCGATCTCCGGCTGGGCGTCGGCTTCCGCTTTTAGCTTCGACCACCAGGGCGGCTCGGAGCCTCGGAAGGCCACCACATCATCAAAGGTGAGCCCCAACAGCTTCAGCGTCTCGCCAAGGTGAAACAGCTCTGTGCCATGGACCTTTTGCCAGAACCGGCGTCCCTGGTGCAGGGCCTCGAAGCGTCCGCCCTCCCGGTGATGCCTCCGACAGAGCGGGATGGTCTCCAGGTCTGAGGCCCTCTGGCCCCGGCCGTAGCCCTCCCGGATGTGGTGGGCCTCGGCGGGCTCCTGGCACCCCTTCACCCGGCAGGCCAAGGCCTTCACACGGAGCATGTGCGGGAAGTTCCGGGGTGGGTCGGGCTTCATGCCCCCTTCCCGGCGCGGCCGTCGAGGACGGAGCCGCTTGCCGCCCTTCATGGGTGTCTTGCGCTTCAGCTCTGTGCGTTTCAGGGTGCCCCCAAGTGATACTTGCATCGCAAGTTTGACTTGGGTAGCATAGCGCAGGAGGTAGCCCATGGAACGACGAAGATTGAGAAAAATGAGCCTGCCCGATTTTGTCGAGCGCAACGGCACCGGCTACATCGCGTTTGCCCTTGGCGTCTCGACGGAGGCCGTGAGGCTCTGGCGGTGCGGCAATGCCGTGTCGCCGAAGAACGCGAGGAAGCTCTCATCCCTAGCGGAGGAGTCCGGCATCAAGCTGGACTTCGCCGAGATGGTGAACCCATGAGGGTCCTCAAGGGAGGCACGGAGGAAGGCTGGCTAGAGTTGCGCCGCCAGGGCATGACCGGATCGGATCTCGCGGCCATCATGCGGCTCCATCCATACAAGGGGCCCACAGGCGTTTACTTCGACAAAATCGGGCTTATGCCGCCTGTGCCGATGAATGACGCCATGATCGCCGGGCACGACCTGGAGGACTATGTGGCCCAGCGCTACACCAGGGCCACCGGCCAGCGGGTGGAGGCCATGGAGCCCTGGAGTCTCATCACCCACGACCTCAACTCGTGGATGAGGGGCAGCCTTGAC